TAAAGAACAGAAATGGTCGAATGTATCCAATGGAAACATTAGACAAAGAAGTAAATCGATATAACGATACTTTCATCAAGCAGAACAGAGCTTATGGAGAGTTGGGTCATCCAGAAGGGCCAACAATAAACTTAGAAAGAGTTTCCCATATGATGAAAGACCTTAAAAGAGAAGGTAATGATTATGTCGGTAAAGCAAAGATCATGGATACTCCATATGGTAAGATTGTAAAATCTTTAATTGATGAAGGCGCTAATTTAGGTGTCTCGTCAAGAGGTATGGGGTCTCTCAGAATGAACAGTGATGGTATTAATGAAGTGCAGGGTGATTTTCAGCTTGCTACAGCAGGTGATATTGTGGCTGATCCTTCTGCACCAAACGCATTTGTGAATGGTGTTATGGAAGGCGTTGAATGGGTTTATGACGCCGCTACTAACTCTTGGCAGAGCCAAGCAGTTATAGAGGAGATTGTAAGAACGGGGAATAAGTCAGTGAAAGAATTGAATGAAAATTCAATAGCTCTCTTTGAAAGATTCCTAAATACCCTGTAAACCTATAATTTATAAATAATATACACAGAAAGTATAGACTCAAACACGAGGAGAAAAAAATGGCTAATGAACTAAAAAGTTCGAATAACGAAGAAATCGAAGCTGTGGCCGAAGAGCAAGTAGAACTTGACGAGTTTAAGGCCAGCGGTGAGAATTCGGCTGTTGCTGATCCTGTGACTAAAGGAAGTAATAAAAGAGGTGCAGATAAGACTGCATCATTTACTGCTCCTAATCCAGGTGGCGCACAAGAGAAGTCCGGCTCAGAGTCAAAAGGTGAAGATTTAATATCTTCTAAGTCAGGTAAACAAGCACCTAAGCGTAAAGCTGATAAAGCAGCAGGCGAAGGTAATGTTGGTGGTCCATCAGGTTCTGGCGAATCTGTAACCCCTGGTCAAGGAAGTAAAGAAATGGCACCTGGACATTCAGGCGGAGTCAAAGAAGACATAGACGCTATCTTTGGAGATGATCTCTCCGAAGACCTAAGAGAAAAAGCAGAGACAGTTTTTGAAGCTGCGATAAGCGCTAGAGTTTCAGATATCAATGCAGAATATTCAAATGCGTTTGATTCGCAAATAGCAGAAGCTAAAGAATCAATTGCTGAGGATATGACAGCTAAAGTAGATGAGTACATCAACTACCTAAGCGAGCAGTGGATGGAAGAAAACAAAGTTGCTATAGAGAGCTCTCTTAAAGTAGAAGTAGCAGAATCATTTATGTCAGGCTTAAAAGGCTTAATGGAAGCACACAATGTTGTAATTCCAGAAGAGGCAGATTCAGATATTCTCACAGACCTTCAAAACAGAATAGAAGAGTTAGAAGGAAAGTTAGAAGAAGAAACATCTTCAAAAATTTCACTTGGCAACGATTTAATCGAGGCACAAGTACAAAACATTTTTGCTGAAGCATCAGATGGTTTAGCAGAAACACAAATTGAAAAACTCCGTGCTCTATCGGAAGGACTAGATTATGATAACGTCGACGATTTTGAAAAGAAATTAAACACTTTGAAAGAATCATATTTCGACAACAAGGCGGCTGGGGCTCCAACAAATGTTGAAGACCAAGATCCAATTGATTTAGATGAGGAAACTCAACCTAAGTTAACAGGATCCATAGCCAATTATAGTGACGCAATTTCGCGTACTGTAAGAAAATAACGTTAGGTAATAATAGGAGCTATCATGCAATACCAATACGAAGAACTACAGTCCAAATGGCAGCCGATTATTGAGCACAGTGATCTACCTGAAATTTCAGATAGTCATAAGAAATCAGTAACTGCAGTATGTTTGGAAAACACTGAGAAGGCTCTCCGTGAAGAACAAGGATTTGGTCCTTCTTCTTTATTAGAGGCCGCTCCAACTAATGCCACTGGTTCAAACGTAGACAACTACGATCCAGTATTAATTAGCTTAGTGCGTAGAGCAATGCCAAATTTAGTAGCATACGACCTAGTTGGCGTTCAGCCAATGACTGGTCCGACTGGCTTAATATTTGCTATGAGAAGCAGATATACAAACCAGACTGGTACTGAGGCATTCTACAACGAAGCTGATACAGAGCATTCAACTGTGGTCGCAGGTTCTGGTAACAACACCCTAGGTAACGCGCAAGAAGGTACACAACCATCAGGTAACAGTACTTCTTATAACTTTGCCGAAGGTATGTCAATCGCTCAAGCAGAGGCTTTAGGTTCAAGTGGAAACACTGCTTTTGCTGAAATGGCTTTCTCAATAGAGAAAATCGCCGTTACAGCTAAGTCAAGAGCTTTAAAAGCTGAATACTCAATGGAACTAGCACAAGACTTAAAAGCAATTCATGGTCTTGATGCTGAGACAGAATTAGCAAACATTCTTTCAACTGAAATCTTAGCAGAGATCAACAGAGAGATTGTCAGAACAGTTAACTTAGTTGCTGTTACTGGTGCTCAACAAAATACATCTGCAGCTGGAACATTCGATTTAGATATCGATTCCAACGGAAGATGGATGGTTGAAAAATTCAAAGGTCTTATGTTCCAAATCGAGAGAGAAGCTAACGAGATCGCAAGAGGAACAAGAAGAGGAAAAGGAAACATAATGTTATGTTCATCCGACGTCGCTTCTGCTCTTCAAATGGCTGGTGTATTAGATTACACTCCAGCTTTAAACTCTAACAATCTATCTGTTGATGATACTGGTAATACTTTTGCTGGTGTTCTTAACGGAAGAATTAGAGTCTTTATCGATCCATACTTCGCTCCATCATCAGGTATTCACTACATGACTGTTGGTTACAAAGGATCAAGCGC